TGGTTACCTGGAATGATATCCATGTGAATATTATACTCACGGAGTTTATCCAAGAATATCTGGCGGTTATGGTTTAACGCTTTGAGATTGATAGTCTTACGGTTGTCATAGTAGTCACCCAGATGTAGAATCTGAGTGATGCCATTTTCACGAAGATACGGAAAGAACACCTCACCATAGAAGCGTTCTTGATACTGCATAAAGATATCAGACGAATTACGACACCCACAGTGGGTATCATTTAATATTGCGATTTGCATAAACGATTCAACTCAATTTATATGACGACTATTATACTATTATTATATCGTTTTGTCAAGCTATTCTAAATAATCTGATAGGTCTGAGTCAACATTTACGGCACGTCTTTTTCTTTTCTTTTCTTCTTTGGCATACTGTTTGAAATCATCATCAGCATTCTTCACAACATCAATACGCATACGTAGAGTGTCAACAAAAGGTGATGTCTGATTATGAAAAGATTCGCCTCTACCATCATCATCTAAGAATTCACTTACATCCGCTTCAGAAATAAATTTCATCTTGATGTCTTGTTGTTTCTTTTCTTTTTGAATACGACGCAAGAATGCGTACCACGAAATCTGTGTGAAATATGCGAATGCATTTGGTTTACCTGACCGAGTCGCAGCTTCTATATTATAATTCTCAATTGCTTTGAGACAGTTCTCCACTGCGTCCATGACCATCTCTTCACGATAGGTATAACGAACAAAGTTTGCTTTATGCGATAAACCTTCTGCAATCTTTAGAAAACAAGAAGCAATATAATTGGTCACCATGGGATGTGGATTACCTTCCGATTTAGACTTTTGCGCTTCTGTGCAGTATTCTACCACCGCTTCAGAGAACTCTCTATTATTGACGTAATGCGGTTTTTCTTTTGGTTTCATAATATATAACTCGTTTAATTTAGTAGGTATTATATCAAAATATTACTTGTTTGTCAATTGGTTACTGTCAACCACTCGATTTCTTAGGTCACTTGATGAGAACCTGTGAGACCTTTCATTGAAGTATAACTGTATGCCACGTTTACGGCAAATATCCTTTCCTGTAAAATCTAAATCTCGATACTCTTCACCCATGATACGCAAGTCTATTTGGTACATGGCAAGAATATCTTCTAAGTCTTGTTCAGTTACATAAGGAATGATTTCATCAACATAACCCACAGCGTTCAACTGAGTGTATCGCTCGACAATAGATTGTACTGGGGGATTTTTAAAAGATCGGTCTAATGAGGGGTCTACTTGCAATCCACATATGAGATAGTCACAATGTGCTTTCGCATCTCGTAACATAGCGACATGACCCGCATGAAGAAGGTCGAATGACGAACATGTAAATCCAATTACCATTAATTTATCACTTGCTCTTGACAGATCTCATTTTATAGTGTATAATCTCTTTTAACAAAAGGGGAGAATAGTATACCTAGTGAACAGACATACCAGATGTATCAGAATCAAACTCCTCGTTCTCCATATCATGAAGATATTCTTCTAATGAAAGTTCTTCTTGTATACTTTCCTCTAACTCAGATTTATTCGTAAATGTTTCCATTTCTCTAATTGCACTACCATACTGATTGATCATGTCTTTAGTTGGCAAAGCAAGAGAAACAATTTTATCAGTAAAAACCATAATCACATTTTGTGGTGTGTCTTGGTAGACCATATATGTTTTAAACGCATAAAACTTAGTGCCATCGTCAAGAGTTTTTTCCATTAAACTCAATGCATTATTTACGACTAAGTGATCTGCAGATTCTTCTAAAAGGTTACAAATCAATTCTTCGCCTGTTATTAACTTTAAATGCTTAATTGAAGAACTCAGATTCGTCATTTTCTACCCTTATTGGTTTTAAGTTTATGGGATAAATCTTATATTTAAACCCTTCTTTAGTATATATCTTAATCCTTTCGCCACTATGTTTCAGTGTAAAGTTCTTATAAGAGTTGACGTGAAGATCATCAGCAATATCAAAAAGTCGAGTAGTCCGACCATCATCAGACTGACGAAGACCACGACCAACCGATTGGAGAACTTTGACTTGAGATTTGGATGGAGTCGCAAATACAATATTATGCAAATTGCGGATGTTGATACCAGTGCTAAAAGTGCCAAGAGAGGCAACAATAATTGCATCATTTTCTTTTTCTACTATACCTCGTATTTGTTCTCGATCGTGGGCATCTACTTCACCAGACACATAGAAAACTTTTCTATTTTCGCCTGACATACCCTTGATCATCTCATGTAACACCTTACCATGTTTCTCTACAAACTGAAACATAACTAGAGTATTACCCGTTTGATCTAAAGCAAGTTTACTGATAAATTTATTACGAGGTTCATAGGTGACAATAAAATCAAGTTCGTCTTGATATTTTTTGTCTTTCATCATATTACATATATCACTATGATATCTGAGCAATAATACAGAGATATCTAAATCAGCAAGTTCTTTTGATTTCTGCAGTTCTACTGTTCGAGTAACAGTGAGCGTTGGACCAAACAGTCCTTCTAAGACAAGCTTGTTTGTTTCGGTACCATCGAGAGTACCAGTCAGACCAAATCGATACTTGGCGTTGACACACTTGTCCATCATGGTAGTGAGAGACTTTGCCTTGAACAGATGCACTTCATCACCAAACACGGTATCAAACTGTTCAAACCATTCTTTACCGAATTTGTAAATAGATTGCCATGTAGAGATAATGACACGCTTGTCTGTGACTTTTTCTTTGCCCGAGTAGATGCGATGACAGAACTCATCAACATTATAACCATAGTCTTCAAAGTCTTTATACATCTGTTCGACTAGAGAAGTGGTCGGTACAATAATAAGTATTTTACCTTCAGTTACTTCGTAGCAGTACCTGAGTAGATTATAGATAATAAATGACTTGCCGCTACCAGTGGGACTAAGAAGTATACATCTGAGGTTCTCCACCCCATGAGCAATTGCTTTGTACTGATAGTCTCGTGGCTTATAAGGAGCATCAAGTAGAGAGAGAAACTCGACCAAAGCAAGATGGTCAATGTCATCTTTGAATGAAGGAATACCATACACTTCATGTTCTAGAATTTCTAACTGATAAAATCTGTCTGCACAGAAACGACGTAGGTGTGTATAGAGACCTACATTCATTTGCTTACTTACGGTGTTGTAAAGTTTTACTTTACCGTCCCATACTTTTCTTTTGTATGCAGGCATGAATTTATACCCAGGAACGAAAAACGAGAAGTATTCTCTCAGTTCATTCTCTTGGGCAGGATGTGCTTCCACCATAAAGTGGGAGTGATCCTTCATGCGTATGCGTATCTTATTATCCACCGGACTCAAACTTTCTGTAATCAATCATGTTCTTTATGGTTGAATGTCTCCAACGGAGCACATTTAATATGTCTTCAAGGGTATTTATCTGAGTCTTAAGTGCGACTATTCTGTCTTCAGATTTCTGAATTTCTGGATCTGACTCATAGTAGTAGTCCATCTCACCTTTGAGAATCTTGAGACCGTTGAACGGATCAGGTTCCCATCCCTTCTCCATAATCTCTTTCTGATCCATTTTACCGTTGTAGTATAACCATTTCTGTTTGAGTAAAATCTTTTGTGAGTTCTCCGCTCGGCGCAACGACTGTTTCGTTACGTCTAAATACTCACGATACTTAGAGTGTAGTAGCGGAGTTTGTCGTGAAGTTTCATCGAGTTGGTGTACAGGAATAGCAGAGTCTTCCCGCCATTCTTTGTGAATGCCTTCTAAATTAAATGTCATTATGTAGTCCTACGGTCCGATTATCAATCGTACATTATATCATTTTTCAGTGATGTAGTCAATACAATCTTGCCAATAATCTTCGTTATGTCCTAAGACGTAACTCAGTGTCATACGATAACAGTTAGTTCGTGCAGCGTGATATACAACATCACCAGAACCATATGTACCGAAGTATCCTGCCTTTAGTTGCCATCCTTGTTTGTCTTCAACGGTGACAATTTTATTTGTTTTTGGATCAACATACTTAAACCACCCGTCACCTTTCTCGGACCAACTAAAGATTAGATTGTGCGCTGCCGCATTTGCATTATTATGCCAACCAATATATCCATTTGGAGGGTAAAGTGAAGACAAAACACTTATTTGTAGACCAAGTTCCGTCTTCATTTTGTTGTCTAAATGAGACCAAGTCTTTGCATATTCTTCGGGATAGGTTGACTGATAATGTTCGGGTTTAATGGCGTAACATGATGCGCCTCTAGGAAAACCCTCATGATCTTCACCCATTGATACTATGCGATCTAATTCTTCATCGCCTGTATAGTAGTCTGCCATACCTACATTCTCTTCATCACCAAGAAGTCGATTTGTCTCTTCTGGTTGGTAAAGTTCGCGATATGTATATCTGAATTCTTCGAGTAGATCAAGAATCTTTCGATTCCTAATCTCATAACTAGTAAGACTCATGTTATACGTTGTCTACCAGAATAATATCAAATGTTGCCGATACCTGCGTCTGTTGCCCTGCCACAACATCAATCTTAATGTCATGTTTTTCTGGGACAATTAACGGAACTGGATACGAGATATCTAGACTTTGTCCACCTGCGGCGTTTAGGTTTGCTTTGATTCGAAACACGCCACCATTTAAAATTTCACGACAAAACAAACGATAGGTCATACGTGAGTTAGTCGATGCTTTATCTGAACCCAAATGAATGCCTAATATGTAACCAGTCTTACCGGCAGGTACTGTGTATGTTGCCATCAAAGTCTGACCTAGACCAGCGAGAATTTTCGCAGCAAGATCTCCACCTTGATTGATGGTGATGTCGCTTTGGTTTGTGATGGTAGACATTTTAACACGGAACACACGAGAGAATATGAGTGTACCCGTAGCGCCAATCGCAATCGTCTCACTCTGTAGATTGTAGTCTGCATCTAGACCGTCTACTATTACGTCTTCTCCGACT